GTACAAACCCCCGACGAGTCATCTCGTTGACAGTGCGGAACTGTTGATTCTGTCGAACACCAACAATCCCAAGTATAAGTTCTCATTCGACGGACTGTTTCCTATAAATTTGGGATCTTTGAGTTTCGACTCGACTATTGGTGATTCTGCGTATATGCTCTCTACAGCAGCATTTGAATTTACCTCAATGAAGTTTGTTGACCTGAACCTAAGACCGTAAGAATTGCTATGACACTCGAAGAATTGCGTACATCAGTCGAAAAAGACATGGTGATCGATAAGACTTCGCTCGACAGCGAAAGTTTGAAGATCCCTCAGTTGCACAACAAGTATCTGAATCACTTTCATGATGCTCGATTTGTGATCAAGAAACTGAAGCAAGACTACAAGATTCTTGAGACTCGAAAGTGGGAATACTACAGCGGTAGAATGTCAGAAGAAGAACTTCGAACGTTCGGATGGACTCAATTTCCCCATCGCGTTCTCAAAGGTGACATTGAACGATATCTGAGTTCTGATGCAGATTTGGTCACAATTCAGAATCGAATCACTTTACACGAAGAAAAGATTCTGTACCTCGAAGAAGTTTTGAAGATGATCGCGAACCGGGGTTGGCAAATTCGCAATGCTATTGACTGGATTCGCTTCACGCACGGAGTTAACTCATGATCTCTCTACCACTCCCAAAGACCTACTATCTCGCACAAGCATATGCTCTTGCAATGAAATCACCCGACCAGAGCACGCAGGTCGGTGCGGTGCTGGTGAATCATAAGGGTAAGATTGTCGGTGAAGGTTGCAACTCTCTTCTCGAAGGTATTCAGATGACCCCAGAGAAGATCAGTCGTCCTTTGAAGTATCACTACATTGAGCACGCAGAGCGAAATGCAATTCTCGATGCTCGAAAGAACGGATATGATGATCTTTCAAAGTGCGTCATGTTCTGCCCGTACTTCTCTTGCAGCGACTGTACACGAGCGATTATTCGTTCGAAGGTGAACCATATCGTCGGTCACAAGATACTGCTCGATGGTATGCCGGAACGCTGGAGAGAGTCTGTAATGACCTCATACGCAATGCTACAAGAGGTCGGTATCACCTATGAACACCTCGATGTCAGTCTCAAGACTCTTTACCCGGAGATGAATTTGAAGATTCGATTCGACGATAAGGATCTTGAACCATGACAGTCGTGTATATGCTTTTATCACTGATCGTGTATACATATTTTGTTACATTGGATCTGCGATCGCGACTTTTGGTGACACGGACGATGGATTGTGGGAGGGTGAATGGACAGGGGAACCAGACGAAAGAGAACCGAAGCGGTAAAGGCTCGACGATCAAACCTGCTAAAAATAGCGGGTGCATTCAGATCAATTTACAATGATAATCTCGATTCTATGATAGGAAAATGCAGAAACGGGCATGTAACCGTATCTCAGTATTACGGGAAAGATTCGTTCGATCGATATTGGACCGATTATCACAAAGCAAAATCGATTGAGATCGAAGATATGCGAGGATACAAAGAAAATCCGTATTCGTGGGAATTTACCGAAGAAGATGTTTGCGAAGGCTATTGTTCGATGTGTATGCCACTCGACCCCATCGAAGATTACAAAGAACCGAAAATTGCAGAGCGAATCGAACTACCAAAACTAAACAATGAAAACATCAAAAAAGACAACCCCCTATCCTGATCAAGTGTATTTCTGGGTGCAAGTTGGATTGCACCTACGATACGATTTTGCCTGCGACGAAGATATCTTCTCTGCACTCAATTTCTACCTACAGAAAAACGCACCGACGACAAAGCTATTCGAACGTGACGAACGCGAAGTCGCAGATGAAATTCGCGACCACTATTGGCACATGATCGATACACAGGTCTACAACTAGCACCTAAATATAGGTGCAATGACTGCGGACATTGAAGTCACATTTCACGATGATGTTCATCTAAGAGTGAACGCAAAAGAACTTTCCACAATTCAAGAATTGTCGGAATTTTTCACATTTGAAGTACCCGGTGCAAAATTCACACCCGCATACAAACACAGGCAATGGGATGGTAAAATTAGGCTGTTTTCTGCTGCGAGTGGGTTTCTGTATACTGGCTTACTCCCTTGTATTTTTGACTTTGCTTCGGATCGTAATTACACACTATCTGTCAGTTCTGCATTTGCGGAAAGATACGGACGCCGAGCATCGATAACCAAAGACGAAGTTTCTGAGTTCTGCAAATCTCTGAATCTTCAAAGCGGTGGTAATGCAATTGCTGCCTATGATTATCAGGTCGATGCAGTACAACACGCAATTGCACATTCAAGAGCACTCATTCTTTCTCCGACTGGTTCAGGTAAGAGTCTTATCATCTATTCGCTATGCCGGTACTACACCGGCAAGACTCTGGTTGTAGTACCATCTACGAGTCTCGTCGAGCAGCTATACAGCGATTTCCAAGACTACTCAACCGCGAATGGGTGGAGCACCGAAGACAACGTGCATCGCATCTATTCAGGTGAAGAAAAAATCACCGACAAGAGCATCATTATCACGACTTGGCAATCTGCGATCACGATGGACAAGAAATGGTTTACTCAGTTCGACAATGTGATCATCGACGAGTCTCATAAGGTCAAATCCAAATGTTTGACTCAGATTCTTACAAACATGAAGAACTGTCGCAATCGGATTGGATTGACCGGTACTCTCGATGGTATGGAAACGAATCGTCTGGTAATTGAAGGGTTGACCGGAAAAACACATCGAGTCGCATCGACCAAAGATTTGATGGATCAGAAGTTGCTGTCACCTCTGAAAATCGATTCTTTGCTGCTGCGATACAACGACGAAACTCGCAAAGCAGTCAAGAAGTACACCTATCCAGAAGAAGTAGATTTTCTGGTGTCTCATCCAGCAAGAAACAAGTTCATCGTCGATCTTGCACTTCACACCAAGGGTAACACGCTGGTTCTGTTCCAATTCGTGGAAAAGCACGGTGCTGTATTGAATGAGATGCTTCAGAAGCGTCTCGAAGGAACCAACCGCAAGCTATTCTACATTCACGGTGAAGTCGAGGCAGAGGTTCGAAATGAAATGCGGTCGATTGTCGAAAACGAAAAAGACGCGATCATTCTCGGTTCAATTGGGTGCATGGCGGTCGGTATAAATATCCGTAACCTACACAACATCGTACTCGCGACCCCGTCGAAGTCACGCATTCAGGTTCTACAGTCGATTGGTCGCCAGCTACGAAAAAGTGCATCGAAGTTGGTTGCGAAACTTTATGATATCGGTGACGATCTTTCATGGAAGTCTCACAAAAATTACACTCTGCTTCACTATCTCGAACGATTGAAGATTTACAATGAGGAACAGTTTGAATACCGCACGGTTTCGATCACCCTTTAGGGAATTCGCATGATGACCGGAAACACACAAGATGACGCAACCCCACCGCAGATCACCACGATCAAGCTGTTCAAGCTGGTGACCGGTGAGACCATCATTTCGAGCGTGATGAGTCTACCGAAACGAACCAAGATGGTATTGCTCGATTTACCAATGTTGGTATTGCAGATGCCACTTCAAGATAAGCGGACGAAGCGTATCTTTACGACAACCATGTGCAAACCTTGGATTGAGTTCAGTGAAGAAGACCAATTCCAAATTTCGAAGAGTTCGATTCTGGTTACCTCAACTCCAGAACAAGAGTTGGTTCATCACTATTTGAAGTCAAAGGTCGAATTCGATGAGTATCGCATGGCAAAAGAAATCTCTGCTGCGGAAGATGAATTGGATGCTGCAAAGAAAGACTTTGAACAAAAGACAAAGAAGGTCGATGAACCCAAGAAACCCTCAACCGATGACGAAGACGACATTGACAATCAACCGTGGTCACATCGTCCTCGGTTCAACATCTGACCCTAAATACCTGTTGTTGTGCTTCGCACAAACTCGCTTTGCTCGTTGTCTCTGGTTCGGAGTATTCTTACCCATTCTGTCTTGGAAGGGAATTTCTCCATTTCGAATTGGATTGGTTTGGATCCGGATTCCTTTAAGAATCAGTTGTTATCTGGATCCAGGACCCAATACTCTAACGGAACATACCTATTTAGGTCCGAACATGTGTCCCAGCGGGGTACAATCCGAACGCTTGTTACAATTCTGTTACAATTGAGCAATATCTGCGCGTTATCGGTCATTCTGGGTCAGGAATCGACATCACCTGTACAGCAGCTTGACAAATAGAACATTTGGTCTATGCTTTAGGTAGAACGGAACACTAAAATGTCGAAAAAAGACCACTATGTTGACAACGATGATCTGCTCGCAGAGATGATCCACTATCGAACCGAATATCTCAAGTGGAAGAATGGTGAAATTAAGGAAAGACCCAGAGCGTCTGAAAAGATAGGAATTGCGATTCTGAGCATTTCCCAAAGATTGGCGACCAAACCCAACTTTGCGAATTACACCTTCCGCGAAGAGATGATTTCGGACGGTATCGAGAATTGTCTTCAGTATCTGGCGAACTTCGATTCTGCGAAGTCGTCGAACCCATTCGCATACTTCACTCAGATTATCTACTATGCATTTCTTCGTCGAATCAAGAAAGAGAAGATGCAGAGTTTCATCAAGATGAAGTTGTTCGAGAATGCAGACCGTGACCGTCGAGCGATTCTCAATGATGGTCCTGCTGACACCAATAACCCTTATGCAGCAAAGTTCAATCTTACCGACCTCGACGTTGCAAACCTCGAAGGTAAGAAAGAGAAGCCGGTGAAGAAAAAGAAACCAGCAAAGAAAAAGAAGAAGACCGGTCTCGATGAGTTTCTTGAGGATTGAACTATGCGAATTGTGTTTCTTGCAGACCAGCATTTCGGTTGGAAGGTAGACTCGCCGCTCTATCTCGATTATCAAGAGAAGTTCTACCGAGAGGTGTTCTTTCCGTATCTCGATGCAAACCCAGACATCAAGACAATCATCGATCTCGGTGATACGTTCGACAATCGCAAATCGGTGAACTACAAAACTCTTGCTCGCGCCAAGGAATTCTTCTTCGACGAAGTCCATGCTCGCGGTCTCAATCTACACATCATCATCGGTAATCACACCACTTACCACAAGAACACCAATGAAATCAATTCACCTGAGTTGCTTCTTCAGACGTACCAGCACGTAAAGGTATACGCGACTCCTAAAGTTGTCAAGATTCACGATACTGACTTTGCGTTCGTACCTTGGATCAACGCAGAGAACGAAGCAGAGTCGATCGAGTTCATCAAATCGAATCGTGCGTCATTGCTCGCTGGTCACCTCGAACTGAAGGGATATCAGGTAATTCGTGGTATTGCATCTGATGTTGGTTATGATGCATCGATGTTTACGCCGTATGACATGGTCTTCACCGGTCACTTTCACAACAAACACGATGACGGTAAGATCTTCTATCTCGGTACGTCTGCTGATATGTCGTTCGCAGACATTGACGAGATCAAGGGATTCCATACTTTCGATCTGACGACACGCAAACTTGAATTCATCGAGAACCCCAATAAGCTATTCTATCGAGTCATCTATGACGACGCGACGAATGACTACACCAAGCTACCTGACTTTTCGAAGTATGCGGGTGCATATGTGAAGTTGGTAATCAAGAAGAAGACCAACCCATACAACTTCGAACGGTTCCGTGATGCACTCGATGCAGTGAACCCGGTCGATGTGCAACCAATCGACGAGACTGATTTGGTGGTTACCGAAGACGATATCGATCAAACTCTCGATACGGTGACGATCATCTCGAATGAAATTGATACGATTAAAGAAATTGAGAAACCGGAAAAGCTGAAGAAGATCATGCACGACCTTTACACCGAAAGCTTTGACATTGTATGATAGTATTCAAGACCATTCGATTTCGAAACTTCTTGTCGTACGGTAACTATTGGACTGAATTCGACTTTTTGAAGCATCAGTCGGTCTGTATCACCGGTAAGAACGGTAGCGGCAAGTCTTCGGTCTGTGACGCACTCTGCTTCGCTCTGTTTGGTATTCCGTATCGTGATATCAACAAACCGAATCTAGTCAATGCGGTCAATGAAAAAGACTGCATGGTCGAGTTGTCGTTCGATATCGGTACGAAGCAATATCTGATTCGTCGCGGTATCAAACCCGCCGTATTCGAAATCTTCATCGATGGTAAGATGGTCGATCAGTCGAGTACAATTAAAGATTATCAGAAGCACCTCGAACAGAATATCCTAAGATTGAACTACAAATCGTTCACTCAGTTGGTTCTATTGGGGTCTGCTTCGTACGTGTCATTCATGCAGCTACCTGCTGCTGACCGCCGAGAGGTAATCGAAGAATTGCTCGACATTCGTGTTTTCTCAAAGATGAATGCAATTCTCAAGGAAAAGATGTCTTTACTCAAAGATGAAACGAAGACATTCGAGAGCCGTTTAGACCTCGCCAAGCAAAAAATCGACATGCAGAAGGGTTACGTAGCTAAACTGCACGAGAAGACCTCTAAGAGCGTCCTAGAGCTTCAAGAAGACATCCGTGAGACCCTTGCGAAGATCGATTCGACTGAAAAAGCGATCGATGAACTGGTTTCTAAGAAAGATTCTAAACAAACCGAGGTTGCTGACGAGTCTTCGGTTTCGACCAAGTTGACCAATTATCGGTCTGGTATTCGTAAGGTAAACTCTGCAATTCTAGGAATTCAGAAGGATATCGACTTCTACCAATCTACCGACTGTTGTCCGACCTGCGCACAAGATATCACCCCTGAGTTCAAAGCTGGAGTTATCGAGAAGAACAAAGAAGAGATCGCGAAGCGTCGAGCACCACTTTCGGTGGTCGAGAAAGAAATCCAGAAGTTGGACGAACGACTCGCAGAAATCTCGAAAGGGGTTGCAGAT